CGGCTTAAAAACATTTACAAAATATATTAATGGTCTCTCGCCTCGCCGACTTCTAGTAAAAGAAAAAAGCCCCTTTCGGGGCGGTATAGGGCTATTGTTGAGGAGATGGCTCAACAGGTTTTTCAACAACCGGAAGTTGTGAAACTTCTGTAATTTTACTATCTTTAATTTCATAATTTTCAGGATTACTACAATATTCAAAAAACTTTTGAGGAGTTCCAAACATTTCTTTAGTTTTATCATCTAAATGTAAAAATTTTCTCTCAATTCTAGCCTTTTCATTTTGCCAGTCTTCAAAAGTCCATGAACTTGTCTCATAATTATTCATATCATAAACCGGAGTTCGAGGAGTTCCACGATAATTAACCAAAAGTTGTTCAATCTCACACATAGACTTAAAACTCTGATCAGTAAGTGAATATTTATTATTAATTGTTCCTTCTTTTTTAGACCAACTTTCTTTATCAAAATAAGTTCTAAATTTCATTTAATCACCTCTATATTCTTCCAGCCAAAAGACTAGGATTTGAAGTAATCGGAAGTGGTCTAGTAGCTTTAATATCAAACCAAATATCTAAAATTATTTCTTCTTCATTAGGTGCAGACATTACACGTTCAACCGGAGTTTCACTCGGAATAAAAGCATCATTCAACTTCGGAAGTGTTTCAAATTTTTCTGCAAGATGCCAAACATCAAGTGAACCTTCAACACCACTTCTAAGCTTACCTGTAATTTTATTAATACCTTCCCTCAATTCTCTATATCTTTCTTGATATCCAAAAACAGCTTCGTTAGTTGCCTTATCTGGACTTAAAAATATTTCTTTATTATAAACCGCTTGGTCTCCAAGGTTCCAAAAAGCAGGATTCATATAATCCCATCTCGATGATTTATTAAATTTTCTTGCAACACCTTGTTGATATGTTACATCAGCAGAAGCACAACACATAATCATAAATATTCCATGCTCAACTGCAGACACTTCACAAAGATTATTATTTTGTTGACCTACTCCAATACCAGTTAAATTTCCCTGCGGCGAAACATCGTTAGTAGAAGAATTTTGTACAACTGGATTAATAACTATATCAGAAGTACAAGAACCTAAAAATTGACTTCTACCAAGTAAAAAATCTGGACAAGTGACATTATAATGCATTTTTACAAGTTCAGGATATCTTTCTCCAGCACGAGCGTCCCTCTCAAGTAATACCTGTAAAGCACTTGCTTTTCTTAACGCCTCAATCGAAACCCCTGTGACATGGCTCATATCAGCATACATTTTTCTAAGTTCAAGATTTTGTTCGACACTATCACCAGACAAACCAATAAATTCAAGATCAGGTATTTGAACAAGTGGATAAGATTTACCTGTTTTTTCAGAAACCACACTAGGTGTTAAATTTGAAAATTGACTAGGCTCTGTTTTTACAGTCACCGGAGCATCACCTGTAAGCGGAATTAAAACCTCTTCACCACTTTGAGGATATGGAAGACAAGAAGTAAAATAATCCAAAGGTTTTCCTTTTTTATGAATATAGTAATTTGCCAAAGTATCTTTATCCTCTGCCTTATCACTTGGGAGATTATCACCTGTAAATTCTTTTTTAGGTTCTTGAATTTCTTGTGCCCTAAACCAATCATTCCAAATTTTATCATACGCTCTAAAAGGCAAAGCACTTACGCTATAATCACATTTATCTCCAGTAGGAGGACATCCTAAATAATCAGCAAGACCACAAACTTTATTATCCTTAGTTTTCATATTGATTTGAGGAACTAAATAATCTGTAGTATCATCTTGCCATAATCTTTCACCCATGAAGTTCAAAAAATGTTTCCATAATAATCTATTTGGTACCCAAAAAGCAAAAAACTTTAATTTGACATTATCCATAATAGGAGCAACGGTGGGCATCATTCTACAAACTGAAGCCACATCAACCTCAAAATGGTCACCAGGTGAAAGTTCTTCCCAATAAACAGGATACAAATAATCAAAATTAATTGAAGTCTTTAAACCTTCCGACAAATCAAAAGTACTTTTCATTCCTTTAGCTTGAGGCAAGATATTACTATCTAATATTACCCTATTAGGCATTTTCATTGTAAATTTTGCATTATTCATTAAAATACTCTCCTTCCACCTCTAGTATATGGGACAAACTGACTTTGATATAAAAATGTTTTTGAAAACTGAATTCTTCTTCCTCTATTTAATCTCATTATTTACCTCCTCTTGTCTATCAATGTTTCTAATAGCTTTAACACTTCTAATAATAAATTCAGTAAACGATATATTTAAATCTTCCTCCTTTAAATATCCTTTTTCTTTTAACTTCTTTAAAGTGAAATATCCTACAACTAAATCAACTACATCTCTAATTTTAATCACCTCTAATCTAACATATAATATTTTCTAATTCTTTTTGTTTTTTCATCTATTTCTTTCTTTTCTTCCTTGCTAATTTGTTTAGGAGTTCTATTGATTAACCTATCAAGAATACTTAATCCAAAGCCTATAGAATTAAAAGGATTTGTAGTGTTCTTTCCTATTATCTCATGTTGCATTAAGTCTGGAAAATTTTCATATACCTTTCTTTTCTCATTATTCTCAAACATAAGCATATTTAATTCCTCACTAGCTTTTTTATTAGAAATATCTATACCTTTACTCTCCAAAGATTTTTTATAAATTTCTAACCTTTCATTCTCATTTTTAGCATTTAAAATTTTATTCATAATTCTATCATTTAAAACACCTTGACGCTCTCTTTCTGCCTCAAGTTTCAATTTTTCTGCTTTATACTCGAAAATCTTATTATCATTTTCTTGAGCTTCAGCCTCTGCATTTACTTTTCTTTCTTCAGCTTTAGCAACCTCACCTTGTTGTTTTTGCAATTTAGCACTAGACAAAGCAGTTATCCAACTAGGATCTACTTTAGTCAATTGTGCTTGACTCCCAGAAGGAGTACTCGCACCAGAACTGGCATTCTCAACAGCAAGCAAAGGATTCAATCCTGAATTTCTCAAATCTTGCATTCTCCTACTAATAGAAGTATTAGACATCTGTTCTTGAAACTGTCTGTTTTTTTCTGCCTCATGTTTAGCAGAGTTGTTACCAAGAATAGTACTTGCAATACCACCAATAGCACCAGCAATTCCACCAAATAAACCTATATCAAACACCTACTTTCTTTTTAAAAATTTAATAATTAAATAAATAACATAAATTATTAAACACCAACTAATCATATTAGATAAAATAATAATCTTCATACATATCACCTCTATGGTAATTGTAATATATTTTCTATAACTTTGTAAAGAAAAATCAAACAACCTACAAAACCTAGTAAAGATACAAAGTATTTACTCCAACTTTCCATATCAACACCTCCTTATTTAATTGCCAATGTTCTATCTATTTACATTCTTAAAAGAATTATAAATCTCTCTTCTAATTTTACCTTGTTGGAGAACCCAATCATAAATATCAAAATAATGTAAATCATATTTATTCATAAGTTCTTTATTCTGCTCTTTTATTAACAAATCACATCTAGCTTTATACAACTTATAGCACTCTTGAATTGCTATATTTTCTGTATTTTCACAATATTTTAAAAAACTTCGAGGTATACCAACTTGTTTACCTCTGCTATCTAAGACATAACCCAAGTTTAAAATTTGCTCATAGTTTGCTAAAAAATAATCCAATCCTAGAATTTTTTTAGGGTAAACTAAATATGGTTTTCTAACTTTCTTACCATTAACAACAAAATCATCTTGTTTAATTTCTCCAAACTTAACCATATATTTTGCCATGTAAGGTGCTGTATGCTCATCAACAGTACCAACTTTAACAAAACCAGCTCCCCAAACTTCCTCTAAAAATTTATCAATATACATATTATATTTCTTTTTAGATGTACCATAAAATTTCAAATCTGAGTCTTTAGGTCTATAACCGAAAAGGATCATATGAAAATGAGGACGTCCATTCTCATGTCCATACTCACCACACACAAGGTATTTAATCTTTTTACCTTCATGATAATCTAATCTTCTTCTAAGCCTTTTCATGAATTTTTGAAAATAAGCATGATGCAAAGAACCATCTGGAAAAACCTCATCTATATAATCATCATTAACAGTTAAATGAACAAACCAAACTTCATTTTGTGCATAATTTGCTAATTCATATCTAACACGTTGAGCTAGTTGAGTTCTCCACTTTTTTTTACAGTCAGGACATCTACCACATGGCACAATAGCATAATGCCATAAATCAGGATTTTTAGAGTTAAATAAAAACTTATGCTCAATTTTATCCCAATAAATTTTTAAAGGTGACATACACATTAACAATCACCTTTTTCAAAAAATGAAACACACAAAGTACATTCTTTAAAAAATCTCTCTTGTGGTGCTATATAGACAACATTAACTTTAAATGATTTTTCTAACTCTTTAACAAAAGAAGATAAAAACAATTCAAAATCTAAGCAATCAAAGAAAATACTGTAATTTCCTACAACTTCAATATGAATAAATGGTTCATCATCATCACTATCAACGATAAAATCATAATCTTTACAACCATAATCTTTACAACCATCTAAAAAATTTAAAACCTCTAATAAATTTATTTTAGTTAATTTCATTTTAAAAACTCATCTCCTAATA